CTGTCAATATTGACTTTACTAAAGATGCACCTGGCAAATATGAATCTGAAAACTATTTAAAGGATATTAACTATCCTTCTAAATCAGGATCAGAACATATGCAAGCTAGTCTTTTTAGTTTAGCTGATGAAAAAGATTACTAATTTACTAATTATAATATTAATAATGGCTGATCTACCACCAAAAAAACCAGTACAGTTTACTCGAACTTATCAAGTATTAAAAGAAGTAGAAGAAAATCCTTATGCATTTGAACCTGAAACTTTTAAAACTATACGAAGTAATCTACAGGAAAAAATAAAACGATATACTAATTTATCTGGAAAGCCAGTTAAAGTACAAGATTAATAAACAGGAGAAAACATCATGATGAAAAAAATAAAGCACGGAGAATTATCTACTGCTGCTGAAGCTAAAACTATGAAAGAAAAGATGTCTATGGATCCTAACAAAAAAGTCATGCAGGGTGATATGACTAAAGGTGAATATCCAAAAAACAAATCTAAGTCTGGCGTAGATGCTTCTATTTTTAAAATGGCAGACGAAAGAGATTACTAATTTAAACTAATAGTATAATGGCTGACGATAAACAACAAGACTCATATCACGGTAATAATCTTGTTGGTCATATTCGTAGTAAGTTTCAAGAATCAGAAACTTCTAAGATATATGATGAGAAACGATGGTTAAAAGCTTATAGAAACTATAGAGGTATCTATGGTCCTGAAATGGCTTTTCGTGATAATGAAAAATCTAAAGTATTTGTAAAAATTACAAAGACTAAAGTTCTTGCTGCGTTCGGTCAAATTATTGAAGTATTATTTTCTCAAGGTAAATTTCCATTAGGAATTAAACCAACTCCTGTTCCAGAAAATTCTGCTGAATATGCTAGATTAAATCCTCAAGCACAACAAGAAGAAGAGGAATTACCAAAAAATTTAGAAGCAAAAGATATCTATGGTTATGTAGGCGATGGTAAAACTATTCCTCCTGGAACAACTGCTTCTGATTTATTAAGAACTTTAGCTGTTGATTATGAAAAGTTAGGTTTTGAAGAGGGGTCTTCTATTCAAGGTGAACCTCAAATTGAACCAGCTAACATGGCTGCAGAAGCTATGGAAAAATTAGTTCATGATCAATTAGAAGAATCTAAAGCTGTTACTATTATGCGTCATACTTTTTTTGAAATGGCGTTAATGGGTACAGGAATTATTAAAGGTCCATTTACAAATACTAAAACATATCATAGTTATGATAGAGTTGAAGATGTAAATATTTATGTAGCAAAAGAAAAAACAGTTCCAAGTATTGAAGCTGTATCTTGTTGGGATTTTTATCCAGATCCAAATGCTACGAATATTGATGATTGTGATTATGTAATTCAAAGACATAGTTTTAATAAACAGCAATTAGCTGATTTAAAAAAGAAACCTATGTTTGATGAAGAGGCTGTTGAAACATGTTTACAAGAAGGACCTAACTATCAAGTACGAGGGTATGAATCTTCACTATATGATAGAGAAAATATTACTAGTATTTATAAAAATAGATTTGAAGTTTTAGAATATTGGGGTATTCTTGATGCAGATGTTGCTAGAGAATGTGGATTAGAAGTTGAAGATGATATGGACTTTGTTCATGTCAATGTGTGGATATGTGGTAATCATATTTTACGATTAGTAGAAAATCCATTTACTCCTAAACGAATTCCTTATTTAGTGTGTCCATATGAAGTTAATCCTTATCAATTCTTTGGAGTTGGTATTGCAGAAAATATGGAAGACTCACAACAAATTATGAATGGTCATGCTAGAATGGCTATTGATAATTTGGCATTAGCAGGTAACTTAGTATTTGATGTTGATGAAACTATGCTAGTACCTGGTCAGGATATGAAAGTATTTCCTGGTAAAATATTTAGAAGACAGAGTGGTCAAACAGGTCAAGCTGTTCATGGATTAAAGTTTCCCAATACTGCTGTAGAAAACTTACAAATGTTTGATAAGTTTAGACAACTAGCAGATGAATCAACAGGTATACCATCATATTCACATGGTGCTACTGGTATTCAATCTACAACTAGAACTGCTTCTGGTATGTCTATGTTGATGGGTGCTGCAGCATTAAGTATTAAAACAGTTATAAAAAATATTGATGATTACCTCTTGAAACCCCTAGGTGAAGCATTATATCATTGGAACATGCAATTTAATGATGATGCTCCAGAAATAAAAGGAGACTTAGAAGTTAAAGCTGAAGGTACTTCTTCGTTAATGCAAAAAGAAGTTAGATCACAAAGACTAATTACTTTTATGCAAACAGCTTCAAATCCTTCATTAGCACCTTTTGTAAAATGGAACACATGTCTTAAAGAAATTGCTAAATCATTGGATATTGATCCAGAACAACTAATCAATGATCCTGAAAAAGCAGCAATCTTTGCAAACATAATGGGAATGGTAAATGGAAATCAAACTAATAGAGCCTCTGCTGGAGGACAAAATCAAATGGCAACGCCTGGAGCAGTTCCTGTTGGAGCTTCGCCAACAGATACATCAGGAGTTGGAGGTGGCAACATCGGAACAGGTAATGTACCGATGCCAGGGGAAACTGGCTTTAGTGCGGCAGCTACTCAACCTACAGGAAGCACACAAACGCAATAAGGAATAATATATGGCATATACACTTAAACAAGATGCAAATGGTTTATATACATTAGATACACAAGATGTATTTAAATCAACACCTGCACAAAAATTTAATGCATCTGAGTTTGAAGCGTATACTCCAACACAAAAAACAGAATTAGTAGGTGGTACTGACTTAGGTGAGCAAACTAAAAAAGTTATGCGAGAAATGCCAGGTCAAATTCAAACGATTACCGATCCAGAAACAGGTGAAGTTAAAACAGTTCAAAAGGGTGCTGGTGAAGTTGAAATAGAACAAAAACCTATTACAAGTTTAACAACAGCGACTGGTGCTGCAGTTACTCCAGAAACAGCATTAGATAAAGTTTCTAGAATTATGCAACAGTTTCCATCAGGACAAGCTGGTGGAGGATTTAATGCAGATGAATACTTTAATAGAATTGAACAAATTCAAAAGAGTCAACAAAAAGCAGAATTAACCAATAGATTAATTGGTGGTGCATTTGACTTAGGTATTAATTATTTAAAAAGTAGTATGGGTGGATTTAGTACAGGTGGAATTACATCTAGTACAGCTTCATCCTTTACTCCATTATCAGGTGGTGCATATGCTCCTTCAGGTGCTGGTGGTTTTTTTGCAAGTCCAGCTGGTGGTGGTATATTATCTGCTGGTGCAACTTTATTATCTGGTGGAAGTCCTAAGCAAGCAGCAACTACAGGAGTTGGTACAGCTATTGGAACTGCAGTAGGTGGACCTATTGGTGGTGCAATTGGTGGTGCGATAGGAAGTGTTATTGGATGTTTCTTACCAGATACATTAATTAAAATGGCTGATGGTTCAGAAAAGAAAATTATAGATATTGACATTAAAGATAATCTTGAAGTTGGTGGATTAGTATTTGCAACAGGTAAGTTTTTAATTAATAATTTATTTGATTATAAAGGAATTAAAGTTTCAGGAGAACACTTAGTTAATGAAAGTGGTAAATGGTTAAAGGTTAAACAAAGCCAATTTGCTAAATCACTAGGTAATGACGAACATATAGTTTATACATTAGGCTCACAAAATAGAAGAATACTAATTAATAATATATTATTTACAGATTACTTTGACTTTGAAGAGCAGAAGACGTTGGCAGCTTAATCAAGATTATCCAACTTTAAAAAAATGGTTTAAAGATCATCAATGGGAATCACCTATTCCTAAAGATATTTTACCAGAACTTGGAATTATCATTGATGATATATGTGCTGCTGGATTATATACCGATAAAAGTTCTACATTAGGATATATGTATGGTATATTTTCAAATCCTAATATTCCTAAATTAACATTATTTAAATCAATGAAAGAATGTTTTGAAGGAATAAAAGAACTAGCAAAAGAATTAAATTTAAAATATATATATACAACAACAGGTGAAATGGCATTACATAAATTATATAATAATCATTTACACTTGACAAAATTAGAAACTACGATACAATCATATATTATAGATTTAAATAATACAAACAAAAATTTAGATTGGATATCAGAATAATATGGCAATAGGACCAAGCGGAAAACCTACAACAACAGGAATGATGGATCAAAAACCATCAGTACCTGCAGCACCAGACTTACGTGCTTTAGGTAAAGGTCAACCTAGCCCACAACCTCAGGCTGCACCTACACCTGCACCTACAGAAAAACCTGTAAGTGATTTAAAAAGACAATTTCCAGGATCAAGTGATATGGAATTAGAGTTTGCCGAAAGAGCAAAAAATTTAACAGATGAAGATACTGCATCATTAGTCACTGTATTATCTCCATCTGTTAGAAAAGCATTAGAAAAAATTATACCAGAGTTTAAACCTTTAATGGATGCTTATGGTACTAATGAAGCTAATGTAGTTATACCAATATCTATAGCAAGTAAATATGCTATGGCAAAGTATAACACTAACAATCCAGAAGAAGCATTACAGACAATGACAACTGATTTATTAGCATTATCTGAGATGCAACCAGCTGGACCGATGGAACAACAACAACAAACAACTGTGCCACCTAGTCAACCTATGGCTCCTCAGCCACAAGGTTTAATGACTAGCCCACAAAATATGGAACAAGTATAAGAGCTACCCTTATCCATAAGGCACTCAACCCAAGAGGTAAAAATAATGGAAGAAGAAAATAATGTTCAGGAAACTGAACAAGAACTTGAAGCTACTGAAGAAACTCAAGAAGTAAAAAAGGAAGTTAAGCTTCCCAATCAAAATCCTTATCACAAAAATCATGGTGAAGATGATGATGAAACAAAAGCTTTTCTTTCTGGTAAACTTTCTAAATATCATCAGGAGCAGAGAGACAAGAAGGCAAACACAGCAACCGAACAGAAGGACACCGATGCGTCTGAAGAAACTGCAGACTCAACAGACACCAAGGCTACTCCTATCGCTGAACGCCCTGTAACTGCTGAAGATAAAGTCTTTAAGAAACGTTATGACGATTTGAAAAGACATTATGATTCTACTATTTCAAAACATAAAGATGAACTTCGTCAATTACGAACTCAGTTAGAATCAAGTACTAAACAATTTGTTCCTCCTAAATCTAAAACTGAATTAGATGAATGGAGAAAAGAATATCCCGATGTTTATGAAATGATTGAAACCATTGCAATGAACAAGGCAGATTCAAGAGCAAAAGAAGTTGAAGAAAAATATCAATTTCTACAATCTCAACAAGAACAAATTGCAAGGGAAAAAGCTGAAGTAGAACTTTTAAAACTACATCCAGACTTTAATGAACTTCGACAAAAAGAAGAATTTCATGAATGGGCTGGTAAGCAAGATCCTGTTATACAAAGTTGGCTGTATGAAAATACATCTAATGCGTCATTAGCTGCTAGAGCTTTAGATCTATATAAAATGGATGCAGGCATTAGTAAGTTAAACAAACAGGAAAAAGCAGATGTAAAAAAAGAAGCTGCTAAAGCTGTAACCAAAACTAAGAAAAGTACTGATACTGATATGCCAAAGAAAAAAGTTTGGACTATCGGTGAGATTTCTAAATTGAAACCTCACGAATATGAGAAGTATGAGAAAGATATTGATCTTGCACGTTTAGAAGGTAGAATTACACAATAAACCTTAAACTAAACTAACTACTTAACATAGGAGATAAATAATATGGCTTTTGGTAGTGCTGGTGGATATGGAAACTTACCTTCAGGTAATTTCACTCCACAAATTTTTAGCCAAAAGGTTCAAAAATTCTTCAGAAGAGCATCAGTGGTAGAAGATATTACTAACACTGACTATGCTGGAGAAATTGAAAACTTTGGTGATACTGTTAAAATAATAAAAGAACCTACAATCACTGTACAAGATTATGCGAGAGGTACAGCTGTTTCTACTCAAGATTTAGCTGACGATCAAATTACTCTTATCGTTGATCAAGGTTCATACTTTGCTTTCAAAGTAGATGATATTGAAGAAAGACAATCTCATGTAAACTTTGAAGCACTTGCAACTTCTTCAGGTGCATACTCATTGAAGAAGAACTATGACTACAATGTATTAAAATACATTTATGACAATGCTTCTACTTCATCTGGTAACACTGGAACAGATGCTTCTCCATTAACTGGTACAACTAACTCTAACACGTTAGCTGATATCGTTTCTGCAGCAAAATCTGTTTTGGATCAAAATGATGTTCCAGAAGAAAATAGATGGTTGGTTGCTTCACCTAAATTTTTCCAACAGCTAAGAAAAGCTGATGCGAAATTAGTTGACCAATCAGTAATGATGGACGGTGGTGCATCACAAATCAGAAACGGTAAAATGACTGACAGACCATTATTTGGTTTTAACATGTATATGTCAAATTCTATCGTTAATGGTGGTGCTGGTTCTGCTGCAAACAAGACATTCTCATCAACTAACTCTGGTGAGTACATATTCTTATATGGACATATGTCTTCTGTTGCAACTGCTAACCACATTGCTAAAACTGAATTAATCAGAGACCCTGATTCATTCGCAGACATCGTGAGAGGCTTACACGTTTTTGGAAGAAAAGTTCTAAGAACTGAAGCTGTTTACTCAGGTGTTGTAACTTTATAATCGTAGGAGGATATAAACAATGACTGC